ATTCAGTCAATTCTGTAGTTGCGCCTGTAACCCTATTGAAGTATTCAGCATATGTTACAGTACCAACTGTATTTAAAAAGTACAGTGCGCGTCCCTCAGTTGTAAATAATACTACCTCAGTATTTGTACCTGCTAAAGTAATACCCATATATTTTTCGACTAGTATAGTACTGGATGCTAATAGGCTAATTATTTGCTCATTGGTCTTATCCCCTGCTATGCTTGCGAATACCTTATATTCGTCTAACGTAACTGAATTTGCCATAAAAACTCCTTACAAAAAAGGGGTAGGCTATTAAGCTCTACCCCTGTATTGGTTATAATTATCTTTTTAGGTTAGGTAGCTGCGTAAGTACCTGTTACAACGTTTCCTGGAAAGTATCGTTGTAAGTTAAGACGCTGTGTAACGTAGTAAGCATCACGTTGTGAAGCTGCTTCACGATCTGTCTCAATAGTAACTGCACGTTGACGAGGTACAATGAAGTCACCACGATAAACGATTGTACAGAACTCTTTACTAACTGCTTTTGCAGGGAAGTAGCTAGAGATTACAACAGGCATACCGTAAATGCGACCTACCTGACCTTGAAGTAACAAGGCAGCTTCTGGACCTACTAAGTCAACAGATTTAAAATCTTCATCTTCGATCAAGTCGTAATAGGCATCCATAGAGACTATAAGAACTAACTCAGGCAATTTAAGACCTTTAATACCTAAGCTACGACGTAGCTTGTGAATCATTGATCCTTTAACTTTAGTTGTTCCGTCCGCCTTAGCAGTTGTAAGAACTGTATTAGAGTCAATTTTAGCATAACGTAGTAAACCTGTAGGTTTACCTGCATTTACTACAGATGCAGTACTATCACCCATGAAGGCAGCTTCAATAGCTTCAGCATGTGATTCAACAAGGTGACGACGGATAATAGGAAGCAATGCTGTAATAGCGTCTTCTTCTGTTTCGTCAGTCATGTAAGCTTTAGCAGCTAACTTGAAAGTTGTGAAAGTAATCTCTGTTAATGCAGCAGTAATTTCTCCACCTGAACTAGCATTAGTACCAAAACTTGAAGCAGCAACCCACGTAGCTGCTCCAGCTGTAGTTGGTTCAATTTGCATAGTAAGTGTTTTACTCATCATAGGTAATTCAGTAAACAAGTTACCAACTACAAGCAATTTACCTACGTCACGCAGAATACGGTTAGAGAATACAGTTTCAAAGCTTTCTGATGCTACTTCAATAGAAGAAGAACCATTTACTGTTTTAATAGTTTCAGAACCAAAAGCTGTTTCTTCTACAGTTTTCTTCATAATTGCAGCTAGTAAAACAGACTTATCCATTTTTTCTTCTTGCTGTTCATCAAAGGTAGCCTTAGAAACACCCATTGCTACACCTTGCTTGCCTTCACGGGCTGCTAGGATCTGTGCAATTTCTTCTGACTTAAAAGTTAAGTCTGCTTGCATACTCTCTACTTGCTTAGCAAAAGATGCTACATCATTCTTTTCTAGCTGCTCTTGTAAAGCACCAATCATTTTGATTGCATCAGTTAGTTTTGTTTTCTGTTCGCCAGTAGCTTTATCAACCAGACTGGTAACACGAGCTTCTTCTTGGGCTTGTCGAGCTTCTTCTTGAGCTTTCTTAACAGCTAAAGCATCGGTTTCTTCCCGTTTGATAAGACTTTTTTCAATCTTATCTAGTCCAAGGGACGCTTTTAACGCTTTCATTTCTTCATTTGTCATATTAATTATTCCTTAATAATACCTAGCTGTAATGCTAGCTTTTCGATGGGTGATAGCTGAGTTGTTTTAGCTATAACTTGTTTTTTAAACTCACTATAGTCATGAGCGTTTAGGGCTTTTGATACTTGGAAAGTTGAGTCTTGATTGCAAGGTACAGCAACCACGCTAGTTTCTAATAGTTCTACATCTTTTATAATATAAATGTCCGATAAAGCGTCATACTCAGCGTCTAGGCATCTAAATCCAACACTAAAGGTTTTTAAGACACCTTCTTTTATTAGATCATATATAGGCCCTGATGCTCTACTAATTTCTGCCTCTATCTCTAGTCCATACTCAGTAGGACGTACACTTATTGCTTTACCTATAGGTCTCGAGTGATCGTGACCAAAAAGAATAATAGCATTTTTTAAGTAATTTTTTATAGCATTAGAGGTTGTCCAAGCAGTAGCTAGTATGACGTCCCCTGCACGGTCTTTTGATATGGTGTTAGCCATTCCAGTTATTATAAGTGGGGAGTTATCCTCCTCAGTGCCTATACTTTTTACGATACAGGTAGCAGATAATGTTAAATTATCCATTAAAACTCCTTAGGGAGTCCCCTAGTTTTTCAGTCACTATACTAAGTGCGTCATCAAACTTTAGGTCTTTTTCATACCACATCTCTGTATAACCATCTAAGTTGGGGATTACCCCAGTCCTAAACTGCTTTTTAAAAGATGTTTCATGTGCTTTTGTTATTAAAGGATCTAACTGCCATTCATAGTAGTTAACTATCCGGTGTTTCCAGCGACTACAAGTACCTTTTGCTCTCTGCATGTAGGGTAGTGAAGACGTAGTGACTCCCACCTTACATATCCCTGAGGAAGTACTATACATATATAAGATATCGGATCTATGTGCGAGGGAGCACTGAGGGCACGTAGTGTAGCCAGAACGAAAATTACTGATGGAGGTTTCTCTATCGTGTCCTTTACTACATACTAAGGAAATACGGGTATTCTCTCCTGCACCCAAACCCCAATCATCATTTTTTAGTGTGTACCTATATAAGGCTATGTGGGACTCTACTTCTTCTTTAGTTAGCTTTTTATTAACCGCGCACTCCTTACACCCTCTAGTACTATACAGTAAAGACCTTACGGTTTTACTAGTTATATGCCCCACAGGGCATTCTACCTGTAGTACAGTATTGACATTTACTGTACTAGGTACTACAGAATAGCAATTAAATATTGAAACTAAAAATCTTTTATGTATATCTTCTACACATAACTTAGCTTTTTTGTTATGTGTACAGGGACATCCTCTTGTATTAAGGAGAGGTGTCAAGCTGCTGCTGAAAGTATTATTACAAAAGATACATAGCACTTCATGTTTATCTTTTGTACGACCTGTAAAATTAGTCACTAATCTAAGGCCTCGAAGTTCTAAAAGCATTTCGTTGTATAAGCTATGCTTTTCTTCTAACGGTAAACACTGCAGTACTCTTCCTGATGCGGAAAATGAATGAGGATAACGTGCAATGTAAGTTTCTTTTACAGTTGCATAGTCTTTCATCATTCATCTCCTTGATCTGTAGGTGGTTTACCACCTTGTTGACCTGATACACCTGTAGCAGAGCCAGATATGTTTGCGGGTATTCTTATAACATCCATATCCTGATCCTCTAACTTAACATAACGTAACTCATCACGACCTTCTGCAGGAGTAATGATACCATTGTTAACTTTAGCACTTACAGCATTAGCTTCTTTTACGTTATCAGGTAATAAAGCTGCAATGTTATCTGTTGTAGGTGTTATCTTATACCCAAAGAATAACTCAAAAGCAGATTTAAATTTCTTTGTATTAGGAAGTATAGTCATATAATAAAACAAGTCTATATTAGGACGAATATTAGCATTATTACCTGAGTCAAGGAGGATAGGCGGAACACCTAGAGCTTTTGTTATGTTACTCTCATAGTCTTTTACATCTTGAGAAACCTCAAGATCTTTTGTAGAAGTAGGTGTTAAAGACTTAGCCTTCATCCCACCATCTAATACTAAAGCAGAGCGCTTACCCGTTCTAGGATTAAACTCTGTAGTAACTTCATCTGAGAAGCGTTTCTTGATCTTCTTACTTAATACTGCATCTGTTTCAACAACTAAACTGAATAGTGCACCATTTTTAAAGAAGTTCTTTTTAAACTTAAGTAACTCATCCCTAGCAGTTACACTACTAAGACAACTCATAACCCTAGACTGTCCAGCGATACCCGAAGTTCCACCTACTTCATAGTAGTTATCCCTAACCATTATTACTTCAGAAGGCTTGAATTCTGTTACACCATCATATACATATTTTTGTATAAGGGTTCTACTGTCCGAGTAAACTTCCATTCTTGCAGCAGGT